AACTCGTGGACGGGTTGTTCAACTTTCATAGTGAACCCAACTCGAGTGAACCATTCATCCAAACCTGTACTAAACTTCTCCAATTCAGATTTATCGAGGAACACCACGCAATCGTCACCATTGTTGGCTAGGTGCAAAGTGACGTTGCGTTGCTTAGCATATTCATAAATCATAGAACACATCAGCAAACAGTTCCCAAGGGAAGTGTTCATATCCCCAGACATACGGGTTCCTTCAGTTTCGTAGCGGATCATGCCATCAGGGGCATAACCGACACACCGATTATGGAGCTGCTGCTCGAGCAACGACCTTAATTCATCCCGATGCTTCTTAATAGGGAAGCAATCGAGATAAACACCATGCTCCCACTGTAAAGCAGCGAGAGACACGTGTTGGTCAAACCGAGACGCATCCAAACCAATGGCCACGGGGTGGGCAAAAGAGTCCCATTTCTTCCGCAGTATGGTGGCTGATTTGTAAGCATTGTAACCTTTAATAACGGTAGGTGTTCCGTAGAGACGACCAATAGCCTTGAACATTTTATGTTCAAGTTTCTTCAAATATCGCCCAATCATAATATTATACCGAGGTGACCTTGGAGAGATCACCCTGGGCACTGGGTCGTCCTTACTCGTACAGTCGGTCTTTTCATACTTAATAAATACCTCAACACGTGAATCATCCCCACTGAGCGCCTCACGCACGAGGCTATCAGCAGCGCGCTCATACACTTTCCGCTTGCGACCCTTACATGACTCCAGAAATTCTGGAATAGTCCAAGGGGTGGTTCGCGGTAGGTGTGGTTTGAGGGCGGCCCGGACTCCCGAAAGAGTTCGAGCAAACGACTCCGGTTTGGGGGGGCGACGGAACTCACCTTCACGCTTAACGTAGAAGACTCGCTCGGCCACCGCTCGATATAAATTCTGAAAAGTGTGATTGAATGGTATTATGGCCAGGGCCTGAGAGAGCCCTGTGATCCTAACAAACATTCGTTCCCTAACCATACCCAATGATTTGAGCCCTACAGACACCAAGCCAGACTCCTCAATAGGGGCTCGCGTTTCAGCTCCAGTCTGGCCCTGTAGAATCACTGGGCACCCCTATAAGGGGATGCTCCCCCCCGGGAGCAACTCCTTATAACTTTCCGTATCTGCCATATCGGAACATTCCACAAATCTCTCAGTAGGAATGTATGACAGAAACAAAGCCTCATCAATGGTCTCAATCTGTTGTTGCACACGCAGTGAAGCATACTCTTTTTGAACGAGGTTACGGAGCCACTTGCGCGTCATCAACATATCTGCCTTAGTTTTCTCTCGGTGGCCGAACTGAAGGTAAGCCCGCTTCCCAAGGAACCGAGCAAACCGCCTAGGCCGTCGAGATGGATTAAAGGCCAACACCTCAGCTTCCTCATTACCCGTCTCATCCTCCAAATAATCTTGGATCCATGAACAAGCCTTCTCTTCCAGATCTGCCTGTTTACGGAACAACCAATCAACCAAAGAATGAGATAGGTCTGTGAACCATTCAAGAACGCCAGCATTGAACAATAGTACACGTTGTAGGACGGAGAGTAACATGATGAAGGGGTACAATGGTACCATAACTACCCAACGAGGAAAAGCCATGGCAAACCGTACTCGGTTAGCGAGATAA